GTGTTTTATCGAAAAAAGACTGTAATTTAGTTAAATTACATTTCGAGAGTTGCAGTATTATATTATAACAAAACACTAATACACAATGTCTCTTTCCATTGTAAACGCTATTTTAGCTACATTTTAGTGTTTTATCGTAAAAAGACTGTAATTTAGTTAAATTACATTTCGAGAGTTGCAGTATTATATTATAACAAAACACTAATATAATACTAGAATGTCTCGTTCAAAATAAAACGCTTTTTTCACTACTTTTTAGTGTTTTATCGTAAAAAGACTGTTTTGTAGTGTTTTGTATTGAAATACATTTCGAGAGCTACAGTAATATATTATAACAAAACACTAATACACAATGTCTCGTTCAAAATAAAACGCTATTTTAACTACTTTTTAGTGTTTCGTCCAAAAAGACTGTTTTTAACTACATTTTAGTGAAATTACATTTCGAGAGCTGTAGTATAATATTATAACAAAACACTAATACTCAATGTCTCGTTCAAAATAAAACACTTTTTTAGCTACATTTTAGTATTTTATCATTCTAAGAGTGTATGGTGTTGTTTTAGGTTAACTATAAGTTATAGTTAAATATCACCTATCGATATCATTATTGGGACTAATACGTTTTATTTTGATCTTACGTTTGGGTTCTTTTCCTTTAACATTAAAGTTTATAATCTCAGAAGTTCCTGTGTATGTAATGACAGGCTCAATTATTTCCTCCTCTTTAGCCTCCTCCTCTTTAGCTTCCTTCTCTTTAGCCTCCTCCTCTTTAGCCTCCAAAATTTCTGGTAACCACTCTCCCATAAAATCAAATGGCCAAAGTTCTGTACCTTCTACAGTTACAGTTTTAATATTTGCTCTTATGGAACATTCTGGGTCTAAATAGAATTCTCTTAACTTTAACCATTGTCGATAAATGATTGAGTCTTTATCTACAAAATGATATACATCTGGGAAATCTGCTCTACTTCTTCCAATATTTTGTTCTAACTGAATTAAGCTTTTATACGAATTGAATATTATAACCATATCTATAAGTTTACCACCAAAATCTTGACAAAATTCGGCCTCATCAAACCCTGTTCCTATTTTACTAGTAGTACCTACTAACACATTCGAGTCCGAATATGTTTTCTTACTTCCAGACATATAATCACATTTTATATTATGATATTTTAGAGCTTCAATCAATAAATCTACGTGAGCCACACGACCCGAGAATACCATAATTTTACGATTTAAATTACCAAGTATAAGGTTAATTAACATATTATTTCTGTCTGGATGGAAATGTAACTCCTCGTCTATAACCGACCAATCTAATTCACCCGTCTTTTCATGTGTAACTCTACTATATTCGAGGGGTGTATTGATCCTAAACACGTTAATTCTTTTATTTGAAGCGTATTTCTTCTCGGGAACACCTGACAATTTGTGTATAATTTCGAAAGCACCATCAGTTCTATTAGGAGTAGCAGTCATCGATATCATATATATGGGGTTGAAATGCATCATACAATCAAACTTATTCTTTGTGCAAAATTTATGTGCTTCGTCTACAATCAGTAGAGATATTTGTCTGCGTATGTATTCTGGTATTTTATGTATTCTCTGATTCATACACACAATAAATTCTGGTAGAGGTTCACCTTCTTCTGGTGGAGGTTCTTCACCGACTACCCATACTTTACAGTTAGTAAACTTACTAGCCGTTCCTTTCCATTGAACAATCAAATTAGTTCTATCAATTAATACACAAGTAATACAACGCAATCTACAAGCCATCCAAGCTCCTACAACTGTTTTACCAATACCAGTAGATGCAATAAGAGTGAAGGATCTTTCCTGTGTCAGCCTATCTAATCCGCTCTCGACAATATCGGGTTGATCTCCTCTAAGTTCACCTGTGAATTTTAGCTCAGGTCGAAAATGATTTAAATCGTCATTGGTACAATCTAAAACATTAACAGCATAATTTAAAGGTAGCCTTATAGTCTCAGGCGTAGTTAAATAGCATTGTATAAAATCAGTTTTTGCATGTTTACCTGTTCCTTTCTCTATACTAACAGTTAAATCTCTATTTATCTGCATTTTAACATCCTTCATCAATCTATTCCGTTCGATAAGCACTGCCATCTTTTATATAATTAAAAGATGGACGGTTCGTATAATAGTTATGAGGATAGTAGCTATGGTCTCAGCAATAGCGATTCACTCCTTTGCTCAAATACAAAGGAAAAGTCTATCGCTTCCGATCTAGTCAAATATAAAATACCTGAAGATATAATAGCTAAAGCCGACGAACTATATAAAAGAGATAAAGTCAAAATATGTAGACAGAAGAAAAGAATTCATCTACTATTTTATTATACTTTACACGCTTATAGAGATGCATATAATGATATCGATCCAAACAAGATTGGTAAAATCTTTGGTTTAACACAAGGTGACGCTATGACTGCGGTAAGCACTTTCAACAAGAAAAAAGATACTTGTAAAGTATTCTTCACTTCTCCTCTCAGTCTAACGTTAAATTATTGTAAAGATTTAAATATAGTAGATGTAGAAATATTAGCCGAGATAACAAAGCTATGTTTAGAAGTGATACATAAGGAACCCAATCTAATGAATAGTTATCCTCAAACTATTGCTTCTGGCATATTATGGTATTATTTCCAGACATCTAACTATGAACCAGACAGAGTAAAGTTTGAACAGATAGTAGGTCGCTCGACAGCTACTATCAAGAAAACAGCTAAATTGATCGGAACGATAGATAATGAATTATGATTAGTTATAAAAATGCAAAGTGTGAAGCGATATATCGATGGTGCTCTAAAGACGCATCATAACCTCACCGTCAAAAATATTGTACGTGCAAGGGAAATTATTATATCTTTTTCACTACCACACGTTGCCAGAATTTTAACGTTTTTAGATAAACGTGGATATATTGCTAGAATATCTTATATTTATAATGACGAGTTTGATAATTTATTGAAAAATAAAAATAACGACGATATATATGCGTTTTTGGAAGACGTATATGATGTAGATAAGATAATTAATTTGAGTATTTTAGAAGAAAACGAGGCAGATAAGGTATTATGTTTGACTAAGAGTTCTATAATTCTTCATGAAAACGAATTATATAAATTAGTAGGTAAAAATATACCTAATAGAAATCATGATGGTATGTGTAATGAAGAGAAGTATATGTCTAGTATTATTATACATATGCCCGAGTACGTATGGATTAATATAAAGGATAAGTATTATCATCAATCGTTCAAAATAAAGGAAGAAGATCTTATCAAGTCTTTATCCAATAATGATACTAAATTGTGCACGAATAACGATATCCCGTTAGGAACATGTTCCCTCCTAAGAGATAAATACAGTATCAATGTAAAATTGTATAACGAGGCTTATCAGTAACTAATTATAAGGGAAAAACTTATAAATATAAATTTATATTTATAGCAAACATGTCGGGAAATTTCTTTCTTCACAAGAAATCTGTGAAGAAAAAGAATATTTTAATACCTAAAGATGAAGATAAATTAGAATATGTTCCTGAAACTATTTCTATTAAGAACATGTCAATATATGATATGGAAAAGATACATAGTTTTGTGTTAAAATTTTTTAACAATGAATATAAACGTATCCCCGATATGATTGGAAAAATAGAATACGAAAATAGTATATTGGGATCGCACCAAACTTATGTAGAGAGACGTCAAACATTAAGTAAGATAGAAACTCTACAGACAGAATTAGACGATATTCAATCGTTGAAGAGCAGAAATAATTATATAAGGGAAATAACTCCTCTAATGGAAGAATTTAAAAATGCTGCTGATAACGTGAAAAAGAATAAGTTTGGCGAAGTAGAAAATGGTAGTGAAAATAGTCAAGACAAAGAAGAAGTCATTCGGATAATGCTTCTGATAATATCAAGCGTAAAAAGATACACTAATATATCTTTTGACGTAGAACTGACATCGATATGTCATTGTATAGAATGTGATTTTGATTTAACTAATGTCATACCTGAAGCCGATGGTATAATTAGATGTCCAGAATGTAGAGTGGAAAATGAAGCTAATAGATATCCTAAGAAGTCTATATCTACAAGTAAACATTCATCGACACATCACGGCGATTATAGTGAAAGGGGTAACTTTATTAAGTTTATTAGCAGATTTCAAGGTAAACATGGTGTAACTATAGACGATAATATTAAGAATAAACTGGATATATATTTTGTAAAAGAAAAACAAGATATAGGTAGTGAGGTTAAACAAAGACCTAACGACTTTAAAGGGTTTAAAGTTGGGACATCTCTTAATATGATGTTAAAAGCTTTAAAGTCTTGTGGATTTTCAGGTTATTATGATGATGTATATCTAATTTGTCAAGAATATTGGGGATGGGAACTAGCAGATTTTAAGAACGACGAAGATGAAATATTATACATATATGATATTACTCAACTAGCATACAATAAAATAGAAAACCGTACTCGCTCATCTAGTATATCTATACCTTTCCAAGCATTTAAAATAATTGAACTGTTAGGTTATCCTTACGAGGTGATAGATTTTAAGATACCCAAAGATGATAAGAGTAAAGAAGAAACAGATAGATATTGGAAAATGTCATGTCAAACCTGTGGAGATCCTAAAGTGTATTATATACCTACTAGAAAATATTAACAATGTATTAATTAATACATTCACATTCACTTACAAGGCACTGCGAAAATTTCATCTACTAGTAGAGATAATACATTGTCGTATTGTGGACGTTCTGAAGGATCATTGATTAAGATTAAGTCTAAAAATGTATTAGTTCTACCATCATCCAATTTATAATTAGATTTGATAGTTGGAGCTCTTGGTAATTCTTTTGTGAATAATTCTTTTAGTGGTAGATCTGCATTGAAAGGATAATGATCTTCATTGGCCAATTGATACATAACTACACCTAACGACCATATATCGCTAGCCATAGAATTAGCAAGCTTTTGATCGTTAGTCAAATCTCCAGTTTCAGTATGTTCTCCAGTTTCAGTATAATTGTAAAAATCGATAGCTATTTCTGGGGGGAAATATTCCTGTGTTCCAGAAATACCTACACAGTTAGTATAACATTTATTGCCTCCGCAGATACTACGACAAGATACCCCGAAATCAATATACTTTATTTCGTTATTATGTGTTATCATAATATTTTCCGTCTTAATATCTCTATGTGCATAACCATTAAAATGAATATATGAAAGTCCAGTTATCAATTGGCTATATAAGTTCCACAATAATTTAGGTTTAATCTGTTTATGTTTCTGGATATATTTAGTTAATGTTATACCATTAATATATTCACCGACAATGTATGCAAACTTTTTATCTGCGAAAGTTTCATAATAACACATTAAATACTTATTACATTCAGGTAATTATAGGTTTTGTAATGCTTCGATCTCTTCCTGTAGCATATCGGCATTTATATTTTCAACATTGATAATTTTTATAGCTACATCTCTCTTATTTATTTTATCATAAGCTTTACGAGTAACACCAGACATACCACTTCCAAGTGTTCCACCTAGCTTATAATTCTTAAGACTCATTTTGCGATTTTAATATATTAAAATTTATTTAATTACATTAAACTATCTTAGATTTGACGTTCTAATTTGTTGAGGAGTTGTTCCCGAGATGTATCTTTGTTAATACTAATTTTAACATCTGGTACGTCAAGTCCGTAGGAACAGTCATATGTTTTCTTCATACATTTAACCATCAAATAAACAGCCCACATAGCTAATGCGAAAGAAGCAGTTAAAACAATCGCTGACATCCATATCATCGAGCTATTCTGAGACATAGATGAATAAGTACCATCTCTAATTCTTACAAAATAGATGATATTTGCGATCATAATTCCAACTACAAATAGAATTACGATCAGCGCAAAAATTATAAAAGGTATAAAACAACGACAAGAACTCATTTTTCAAACTGTGCGCTATTTTTGATTTCTAGTTATAAAAATCAAAAATTGATTCTTTTAATTATTTTGTTCAGCGTTACAAAATAACAAGAAAACGGCTTAAATAAACAATCTTTACTTTTAAACAAAAGAGAACTCATCTATACACATTACAAGTACATTCTTGAAAGTAAAAGAGAATTAAAATTAATTAAAAATGGCTGAACAAGACAAGAAGAAACCTGGACTCAAATATAGCAAGGATCTCGCACAGGAGGCAGCTGCTAAGCATGAGTTCGTCGTAGTCAGAACCCTTGACGATAAGGGAAATGCTGTTACTAGCAAGTCAGGTAACCGAAAGGTTACAGGTCTACCCAATTTCCTGCTCAAGCCCAAGAATTCCAACATTATCTATAACTTCAAGTACAGAATCACAGGTACTGAGAGTGATATTACCGAAGCTATGGAGCTGGCTGGATTTACTGACGATCAGATCAGCGAAGCCGTTGCCGGGCATAGAGCTGTCGATTATATAACCGTCAACGAACCAGAGGCCCAGGCTATGATCCGTAAGGAGAAGGATGTGGCTAAGAAGTCCCCCGATACCTATGATACAGATTTGACCTTGGACGATTTGACCTTCCTTGGATATAAGATTGCTGCTTCTACTACTCAGGTGCCTATTAAGGGCGCTAAGCCTTCTTCTCCCAAGAAGGCTAAGGGTACCGGACGTCGTGGAGGAGCTATTAAGGGCAACCTTAAGGAACGTGCTGATAACTGTGGTGGCGCTGACAAGGCACTTAATGTTAGCGGTTTGAAGTCTGACATGTCTGGAGCTAAGGCTTGCTACAAGCCTCGTGCCAATGCTAAGACTATGGTCTATCTCCCAGAGCACAACATTGTATCCAGCAACATCGAAGGTGTGAAGTTGTACTTCCAGTTGATCGACGCTGATAAGGGCGTTGCTTCTGCCGCTGTTGCCGAGTGGAAGTCTATGAAGGACGACATGGATTCTAAGAAGTCTGCTCGCTCTCCTCGCAGCAAGGGAGAGCCTGTCAAGCTTCCTCCCGGAGCTCGCGCTAAGAAGGTTACTTCCCCCGCACGTGCACAGTCTCCTCGTACTCCTGTCGCACGCTCTCCTCGCGAAGGTCGTGCCGTCCCAGCTGACGTTGTAGGTCGACCTGCGTCCCCCAGTGCTTCTCGTCGTGGAGCATCTGCCCGTAGTCCTGGGAGGGATTCCGGATCTCTTCAGCCCTCCGGATCTACTATGCCTAGGAGAATGCCCACTGCTGGAGGCCTAGGTGTAGCTGGAGCGCCAGCAGCAGCTGCTTCTCGTCGTCCCGCATCCCCATCAGGAGGTGCATATACAGGACGTCGCCCCAACCGCCTAGAGAGGATGTAAATAGCACTAAACAACATATAGTGTTATAGCTTTTTAAAAAATTTAGTATATAAGCTTTATAATTATAATGCTTAAAATCGAAAATGTATTTGTATATATTTACTGAAATACATACTTATATTTACTGAAATACATACTTATATTTAACGAATCTAACCATGTCTAACTACAGTGGTAAACGTATAGTTCTGTTCAAGAACAGAGTAGGACCATCCATCAAATTAACGAATTCTCTACTGGATACATTACAGTTAGTACATTCTCAATATAGTAGAACCTGTCAGCTGGTCTTGACTAAGAAACATATAGACGCTATAACAGAGCAAGACATAAATGAATGTTCTATTTTCATGTTCAAAAAACTTATGACTTTTCATATACACTCTCCAATGAATATTAATCTAGCATCAAATAATAAATCTGTAGTGTCTAATTCTATCAAAACACTAAACAATATATTATCATGTGTTGAAAATTTAGATACTACTTGTGTAGTACACTGTGGTAGTGTAGGTACTAATGAACAAACTATAGATAATATAAATTCTTTATATAACAAAGGGTGGATACTACTAGAGAATTCTGCAGGAGCTGGTAGTCAGTTAGGTCATACTATAGACGACATCAGTTATCTAATGTCTAATATTGTTAGACCTAATACTGGTCTATGTATAGATACACAACATGCGTATGCTGCCGGTGTAACACAATGGAACACATACGATGAATCTATACATATATTAGATACATATAATAGTATAGGACAAATTAAATTAATACACTTGAACGATTCTAAGTCTATTTTCGGGTCTAGAGTAGATTCTCATGAAGTTATAGGACAAGGCCATATATGGTCAAACACTAATAACTATGAAGGTCTAGCTGGGATAATAAACTGGTGTACGTTCCACAATGTTGATATTGTGGAAGAAACTAACGATAGTGATGATAGTATTTCATTCATAAAGTACATCAGAGATATGTATTTATAAAAAATTCGATATGTATTAATAAATACATATGAATGACGATATAGATGTTTTGGTAATTGGACCTGGAGGTATAAAAGGGTACCAAGAGTTAGGAGCTATTTATTATCTTGATTCTATAGGGAAACTAAATAATGTTAGAACTATAATAGGAGTATCTGTAGGTTCTATCATTGGTCTTATGATAGCCACAGGGATATCTATCAAGGAAATTATATATTTGGCAGTAGAAAATGTAGATATCGTAGACTTAGATTTGGAGAATATAGATGTCATTGCTATGTTAAATAATATTAGAACTAAATTTGGTCTGTTCTCGTCTCAAAAAATAGAAGATACATTGTCTAATATACTTATCAATAAATATGGATATATACCCACTCTTAAACAATTATATAATATTACAGATATGGAGCTTATTATGGTTCAATTTAGTCTTACAAGTAAGACTAAAAAATATTTCTCCCATCTAACTGAACCTGATATCAGTTGTATTAAAGCTTTATCTTTATCAATCAATATACCTGGTATATTTTTTATGAAAGAATATAAAGGAGAAGTATATATAGATGGAGCATTCGGAGATCCTTATCCTGTATTATTAAAAGATGATGGTAAGAATAATATATTGGGTATTTATATTGAAACTTCTATAGATGATAAAACGTACAAGAATATGTTAGTATATGTACATGATATTTTTCAATGCATGTTTGATGTAATAACCGAGAGAAACATGAAAGAATCTTCAAAACGTTGTATACATATAGGCTTAAAAAATAATATAATGGATACTATAGGAGCGTCAGTTACAATGTCAGATAAAGCTAAAATGGTATTGGACGGTATCGAAACAGCTAAAAAATACTTTCCTACGAAATAATATATAAAAGTATTTTTATATATAAAAATAAAATGGCAAGCTCTATGAATAATGCCGCCGATAATGGCGTTATCGTTTTGATAAAAGGAAAAAAATGTGGGTTTTGTCAAAAATTAACACCTCATGTACCAGAAATTAAAAAACGAGTCGAAGCTATGGGTATAAAACTTATAGAATATGAAGTAGATGAAATGTGGAATCCGCCTAATGGTGAAAAAGGACAATATCCCAAAATTATTGGTCATCTAGGCATGTGGTATCCTTTCTTATTTTATGCTACATCGGGCAACTGGAAAGCTTTAAAAGAAGGAAAAGATTTAAGAGGAGAGATAAAGATTCTGAATGGTAAATTTGATGGTAATAAATATGTTATAGCTGAACAGAAATACAATCCTATGAATCCGGATCATGTTGTTAAATGGTTAGAGGAAGTTACATCTAAAACTACTATAACTGATGCGGTAGTGGCACCTAAAACGCTCGCGTCATTAAATACTACAAAAAAGGCTCCAACCGCTTATATTGGTAAAAGTAAAATTGATACCAAAATGAAAATAGTTCCCCGTAGAAAATACGGAAGATGAGTGTAGATTTCCCCTTATATGACAAGTTGGCGAATATGGACAATGGCATATTCGTCGACAATAAAATCATATGTAGAACCATAACCAATCTAGATAAGTCTCACGCAGAGACAGTATATGCTATTATATTACATCATTTCATCTTAACCACTGGTGAGATTCCTAAGACTCCACCATATAATAGTAGCACATTTCCTGGAGGTAGGGGTATAAAAGCATTATGGACAAATTTAGCTCCCGAAGTGCAGAAGATAATTGTCCATTACATACATCATCATAAAATGGTATAATATCTTAATATTAATTAATATTAAGTTTTTATTCTTCATCGTCGTCGAGTAGTCTATCGATCATCTCATCCGTCACTTCTTCTGCTGGTTCATATCCTCCTTCACATCCTCCTACACCTTCTTCATATCCTCCTACACCTTCTTCATATCCTCCT